CAATTGTCTGCCGGATTTCGTCCACTATTGCCATAGCGGATTTGTCCGACTTTTCAGCAGGCGCGGCTAGTTGGAAGTTTCCGACTTTTTCCTCTTGCGCGGTCGGAAAACTCCGACTATGCTGCTCAGCCATGGAAACAGAATTGCGCTCAAATCTCATGGCTTGCGCTTCGGCATATGCAGGGGCGCGGTCTCTCAGTTTGACGACTTTGGGCCGCTTGGCTGCTGGCGATTGGCGTTTCTTCGATCGCGTCGTTGAGGGCTCCACAACATTCACCGCACGCAAGTACGATGACGTCATGCTCTGGTTTTCGGAGCGCTGGCCGGAAGGTTGTGACTGGCCCGCTGAGGTGCCGCGCCCCTCCTTGGAGGCGCGTGCATGAGCGATGTCGTAGACGTTTGGCACGCCATACCCCGTGCGCTCTTGGTTTTTGCAACCCAAGAGCGATTAACACAGGTTAACAGCAAACGTGTCCTTTCTGTGGCGAACTGCCGCACTTGCCATATTTTTGTCGCGAAAGTGACGGCGACCGGTAGCGCTGTATGGGGCAACTCCGATGCCTCGTAACTTCGGAATGAAGAGCCGACCGGGCGCTGGGGCTGACGATCGCCCGGCCGGCTCCATTGCGCCCGGGGGCTGGCGCAATTCGGATTCCTATTCTGACGGCGGCGTGGAAAGCAGACACGCAGGACCGAAGCTGGGGACGTCTGAGAGGCAAGCGAAGGCCTCGCCTCATGCTGGGCGGGCGGGAATGCCTGAGAGAACCAGCGGACGAGCGGAAAAGCACCAGCAAGCCGGAGTAGCGCCCGGCCCGTCAGAAACTCATTCAGTCCCGGAGCGCTCCTCCCGAGCCCCGGTTCACTACGGCGCGCCAATGCGCCGGATTTTATCCTGGCCAGTGCTTGGCCAACGTCCAAAGCCCGCCAACGATCATTACAATTCCGAGCCAGATGAAGAACGACACGATCGTCAGCCGAGGCCATGTGATGCGTGGCAGCTTCATCTTCATCCTCCCCTGCGCTCACCGCTTGAATCTCTTTCCGCCATTCACCCGGTTCTCAAACGCCGCGATCTCACGCAGCCGACATTCGAGAAACCGGCGTTGCTCTTCGCTCTTCTGTTCATCTTTTCGGTCCCGGCGTTCTTGATCGGGTTCGTCGCCTTCCTTCTGTTCGTCTAGCCGTAAATGCCTGACCACATTCGCGGTTGCCGCCGCGAGGGTCAAGAAACTGAGTGGTTCATTGTCATTCTGTCCTTCCATGTTCAGGAGTTGAGCATGAAAGGAATACCACAGTGTCCATCGACGATGGAGAGTTTGTCCAAATGAACGCCATAACCGACGTGGAAGCGGTTCATCACTTCGCCCGCACAATCGAAGATGCGGAAGCTAAGCGGCTGGGCATCAAGGTACAGGAGGCGCGTATCATCCTAGCGCGCCGGCTGCGTACCTCGCCTGGCACTCTCGAAAACATTCGCCGCCTTCGGACCAAGATCGTTCCGAACTGGCTGATGAATAGGATCAAAGCCGAGTTCGTTGCTGTCCTGCAGGTCGAAATTTCAAGGCTTTCGAATGAAATCAATCTCGCTCGCAAAACTGGCGTGCACCATTCTGATGCTGCGCTTTGCGCGGCTGCGGCTCAGCTTTCGGCGGCTCGCCAGATCCTGTGCGCGGAGATCGGATCGGTGACATTCACCCATGACCAAGACCCACCAGTGAAGGAGTGACCATGCAAGGGGCAAACAGCATCACACCGACAGTCCTGCAAATCAACGAACGTTCGAAGCGGTTTCACGCCGACATTGCGCGGCGCGCGGCTGCATTGGTGCCGGCGCCTTTACCACCGCCACCGCCACCGCCACCGACTCCAGCACCAATCCTCAACCTTCCGCCGATCCCGGATCACCTGTTGCGTGAAGCCGAGGATATATTGTCAGTCCTCTCTGAGAGGAACTGCTTCGGCCCGCGCATCATTCTCATTCAACAGGCGGTGCTGCGGCATTTCCCCGGCGTGACCGTCAACGATCTGATCTCGGTGCGACGGGATAGCGCCGTCATCGAGCCCCGCCAGATCGCCATGTACCTCTGCAAGGTGCTCACGACGCGATCGACAATAGAAATCGGAAAACGCTTTGGAGGACGTGACCATACGACCGTGATCCACGCGTGCCGAAAGATCGCCGCGAGAGTCGCGCAGTTCGACCACTTCGCCGCGTTCGTGGGGACGATCAAAGCGGAACTGACATGACCGACATCTTCACCACCTTGAAGCGCCTCCAGCGCCTTCCCCGGCCACACCGGATCGCCCATCTGCAAGCCCTTGTCAAAGCCGAGCCGCCGCGATCGATCCGCAGGGGTGAGCTTGAAGCCGCGCTGAAAGCCGAAATGACGGCGCAGCTTCGCAAGGAAGGTCGTGCAGCATGAGAGCAGCTCGCCTCACTCGGCGGGAAAAGCAGGTCCGTGATCTCCTCCTGCAAGGATACGAGAATAAAGAAGTCGGAGAAAGCCTTGGCATCTCCCACCGTACGGTAGAGGAGCATCGGGCCAATCTGTTGGGAAAATACAGCGTTCGCAACACAGTCGAACTAATGCGGGCTGTCTATCACATTGAAGGAGCGCCAGCATGAAAGCAAAGCTCGCCTACATGACCTTTCCGTCTCCTGGGGTCTTCATCTTCAACTACCAGATCGGAGACGGCGAGCTTCAACGCATCGAGATTACAAAGGCGCATCTGGCCAACGTTCTCATTGATGCCGCATCAGTTGCCTTGCGTGAATACTCATCATCACAAATCGGGGATAGGCATGAGCGAGACGCTGGGCGGCAATTCGAAGGAACAACTCAGGTCGATAATTGAGCGGGTTGAGGCTCTGGAAGCCGAGATCAAAAGCATCGGTTCGGATCGATCTGACATCTACAAGGAAGCAGCGAGCAATGGGTTCGACGTGCCTGCGCTCAAGGCGATCGTGCGAGCTCGGCGAGAAGACCAAGAGAAGCGCCAAGCCAGAGAATCCATGATCGACCTTTACCGCGGTCACATGGGGATCAAGTAATGGCCGGTCTCAAGACCTTCGAGGTTATGCCTGTAGACGTCTTCGTAGGGGGCTGTGGGCACGTCGTGCTTTGCCAAGAATGGACCGATCAAAAGTCGGAAAGCTATTTGCGGGTGATGATCAATCCTGCCGATGCCGAGAACGTGTGCCGGCAAATTATGGCCGCAGCCGAGAAAGCTCGAAAGGGCCGATCGTGATCCTAACGCCGAAGAACTGGAAATCATTCCAGCACTATAAGGAGCGCACGCCGTCATGGATCAAACTCCACAAGGGGTTGATGACAGACTTCGAGTTCGTGCGCTTGCCGGTTGCTAGCAGGGCGCTAGCGCCAATGCTATGGCTGCTAGCAAGCGAGTACGAAGACGGTTCTATCGACGCATCTATCGAGAAGATCGCATTCCGCGTCCACATGAGTGTTGAGGATTTGCGCACAGCCCTAACCCCTTTAATAGACTCAGGTTTTTTCTCTGCTAGCGAAGTGCTAGCACCCTTGCAAGCAACCTGCTTGCCTAGAGAAGAGGATATAGAGAAGAGAACAAGAGAAGAGACAGAGAAGAAATCTCGTGCGGCTTCGCCTTCGAGTGAGGATTTTGAATCTCTTCGGAAGGCTTACCCCAAGCGCAATGGGAACTACGGCTGGAAGGCTGCAGAGAAGAAATTCAATTCGTTGGTGAAGACTGGGGTTGATCCCAAAATCATTATCGCGGCAGCCGTGCGACTTGGCGAGACGCTGCGCTCGAAAGTGGGTACGGAATTTATTCCCATGCCGGCGAGTTGGCTCAACTCGGAGGATTTCCTCGAGGTCGCCGTCGTTGCCTTTGGCGAGCCTAAGGCCATCGATTGGGAGCCGATCGTGCGGACGTGGACGAAGACCGGCTACTGGTCACACCAGGCCGGGCCGGATCCGGAATCGCCGGCTTGCCGGTGTCCGCGGGACATCATCGAGAAGCTCAGCGCGGAGGCGAGGCAATGATCCGAGATCCATCTGACGGTTCAGTGCGTGAGGCTCCGAAGATCGAGGTGGGAATCCCCACCACGCTCGAAACGGGAATCCCCGCTTCGGGCCTCCGCGAGCCATCGAAGCGCGGCGACGTGCAGGCCCGGCTAGAGGCAAGTCGGGAGTGGTTGAAGACCTACTTCCAGCGGAAGACAGCCGAATGACGCTAATCGTTATCTCGGCCTGCACGCTCTGGCTGGGATGGAAGTTTGATCGCATTGCCGAGAAGTTACGGCGCATCGCTGTTGCTCTCGAAAAGCTTGAGGAGTCATTGCAATGAAAATCTGGTTTGATACCGAGTTTATCGAAGACGGTAAGACGATAGACCTCATCAGCATCGGCATGGTGCGAGAGGACGGCGGGACGTTCTACGCCGAGAACTCTGAATGTGACCACGAACGGGCGAGCCCTTGGGTCAAGGAGAACGTCATAGTCCATCTTCGAGGCAGTGGCTACGGTTGGAGTCGTCGCGAGATTGCCGACGCCATCGTGGCTTTTGCTGGGGAGAAGCCGGAGTTCTGGGCCTACTACGCCGACTATGATTGGGTCGTGCTGTGCCAACTATTCGGGACGATGATGGACTTGCCCGAGGGGTGGCCGATGTACTGCCGTGACGTCAAACAGCTTTGCGATGACGTCGGCAACCCAGAGCTGCCGAAGCAGGAGACGCTAGAGCACCATGCTCTAGCAGACGCGCATTGGACACGAAGGGCATGGGATTTTCTCAGGCGCCACGACATCGCGAACAAGATTGAAGCCGGAATCGTGCAGCGCCGTCCGTTTGATGGCACTCCGCGTTAACAGGGGTTCCTTGCAATGACCAACGTCGTCGTTCTCTCCGACTATCGGGCGGCCAAGCGGAGGGCTGCTCAAGGCCCTCAGGAGCTTGCTGGTGCGTTTTTATTGGGCGCCGGCCTCATGGTGAGTATCGCATGGCTTGAAGCGATGCAGGCACAGTCTGAGCTGTTTCTGGTGCCGTGGCCTGGCGGCATTGATGATCTGCCAGTTTGAGGGGGAATGAGCGATGAAAGAGCCAGTCGACCACATCATCCGTCCGCTGCTACCTTGGCGCACTCAAGAAGGTGCGATCACCGAGTGCGGATACAGTACGGCCAGCGTCAAGGCGATCACGCGCGAGGCGTTCTTTCAGCGCCTCAAAGATCTCGGCCAGCAGCGTTGCGCCATGTTGACCTGTATGACGTGTTCCGACACCTGCCGCAGGTGGGGAACATGGGAGGACGATCCGCGCAAGGCCGTTGAGCGAGAAATCATCTGGGAACATGGCGGAGGCTACCGAGCGCGCGACGATCGCGGAGAACGGCTGAAGGACGAACTCACGGCCCTGGCTATATTGGTCAGCATTCATCGTGCGGAGTTTGACGAAATCGTCTTGACGCGGATATTCCGTCGCGACTGGCTGGAGAAGAAGGCATCGCGCGGCAAGCCGAAGAAGCCACCGCCAGTGGTGGGTGGACTGTGACACTACGGTTTGAAAAGCAAAGGGGTCTGCAATGACTGAGATCGAGGAGACGGAGGAGCGTGTCTCGCGGGCGCTGTGCCGCCAGTACGAAATTGACGACGGCTTTTCGCCAGAGCAGGCCGACCGAGCTGCAGCCGGCGAAATGTATCGCAACTTTCTCAAAGCCGCCCGCGCCGCTATCGCCGCGATGCCCTCGCCGTGGCGGACGATAGACAGCGCGCCGAAGGATGGGACGCGAGTGTTAGGTTATTTCCCCGGCATGGCTGGCTACGCCTCTCGGCTTGATGTGCAGTCAATCGCATGGACCGGGTGGGGTGGTGGAGCGTGGGAAACAATCGGAGGTGGTAAGCCGCTCAGTAGCGAGATAACCCACTGGATGCCCCTCCCGCTTCCCCCGGAGGCCTGAGCAATGAGCGTCTACGCGCCAGACCTCTATCCGATCCGCCGCTCTCGCGTGTTCACCCCGGAGCGTGACGCCTACCTACGGGCAAACCCGACGGTCGATCCCTTCATCCTGGCCGACGCCCTCGGCGTCAAAGCCCGCACGATCTACATGTACCAGCGCAGGCTGGGGATTCGTCTGTGCACATGGCACCATCACGGAGCAGCGGAATGAGCGACTCATGGGCTGGAACCCGCAAATCACTTCAAAGACTGAAGACTCTTTGGAAGGAAGCCGACGAGGACACGAAGTATGACATTTCCTTCTGTTTGATCGGCTTGGCGTTGATGGCCTTGGCGATCATCAGTCAGTTTGGAGCCGTCGGCGCGCTTTTCTGCGTGGGGCTGGTTATTTGGAAAGCTGGAAGCGTCGGCTTGGAGAGTGGAAAATGACACGCGCCCGTTCACCGTACAATCCCGCCAAGGGCCACGACCAACCGCGCTTGTACGAAATCGGTCAAGTCGTCGAATACGTCGATCTGTCGAAACGTGAAGAGGTCTCCGAGCCCCAGCCGAGCGATACCGCGCGCTGGTATTGCGTGACCACAAACCCGAACTGTCAGGCGCGGGCCGCGATGGATCTGCACTCGCGCGGGTTCAGCAGCTTCTATCCGAAGACACGTCGGTGGGTGTCTCATGCTCGCGTTAAGAAGGCCGTAGAGAAGCCTTTGTTCGGACGGTACGTGTTTGTCCAGGTCGACCACCCGCGCCAATCCTTCGGCTCCGTAAAGGCCACAAACGGCATCGAAGGGTTCATCTCGAACCTGGGGTCTCCTACGCCTTTCCCGGCTCATTGGGTTCACGACCTTCGCTTCCGGTACATGCGAGGCGAATGGGATGAGGTCGCCCAAGGTCCTATTCCCGTTGGGGCTCGTATCCGGGTCGTTGCCGGCGAGTTTGAGGACATGTTGGCGACCGTGACCGGAATCCGCAAGGGCGTCTATCAGTTCAAGATCAAGGACACCAATACCTACGGCAAATCTACCGCACATGGGGTGAGGGCGGCATGACGATTGATAAGACTGCAGAACAGTTGCGGGATGAGGAGATCATCCGGCGTGTTCTGGAACGAGCGGCCAAGGCCGTAGAGGAGCGCAGCGGAAACGCGGTGTATAAGCGAGCGTGGGTGATCGCTGCCGAAGTTATCCGCAGCCTGAAGCCTTTTTAGCGGAATGCTAAATGACATCTGTGGGCAAATCACATTTAGCTGCTCGGGCCGGTTCCCGCGCTTCACCCGCAGGGCGGCTTGTGTCTTTTCCATACAACGGTCCCGGCACTGCCCCCGCCCCGCTTACGGCCTCAGTGCAATTCTGAGGGGGATCGCCAGTTTTGTTCTAGAACCCGATTTGATCACGGGTTTCCCATGCCGGCTGGGGATTAAATCTAGAAAGACCATTTTTGGCGTCGAAAACCAGAGGTGGAAAGCCGGCAAGATTTACTCCAATTCCGGTCCTGCCTTGGCAGTGGAAGGGCTCTCAGGTCAGGGGGCTGTTCGCTAGGTTCAATTCCAGCCGGGACCACCACTCACCCAATTCGGAATCATGAGCATCATTGACGTTCAACAGGCAATGGCTGGTCACCCGGCCATTGCCCCCATAACCATGTCCTATGAGGACGGCGGCAGGACCGAGGTCTACAGGATGGGAACGCTGTCTGTGAGGGTGAAAGCCGGCGCCACGCCCGCCCAGGTTCGTGAGGCATTTTCGAGCAACCCTATGAACTTAAATGGCTAAAACTTCGGCGAATATCCGATCTTTGGCGCGGGCGCACACAGAGAACGCTATTGCTGCCCTTGCCAGCATCATGAACCAGAAGAAAGCGCCGCCGTCTGCCCGGATCGCGGCTGCCCAGGTCCTGCTGGATCGCGGCTGGGGCAAACCCACGCAGCCGATCTCCGGCGACGATGATGGCGCACCGCTGATCGTCCGTATTGAGCGCGTGATTGTCGACGCTCCGCATACCGACAGCTAGGATCTTCCAGCCCCTCCTAGCGCCGGCCCGTTACAAGGGCGCGCACGGCGGCCGAGGCTCTGGCAAATCGCATTTCTTCGGCGAACTCGTCGTTGAGGAATGCCAAGCGGTCAAGGGGACGAGAGCAGTCTGCATCCGCGAGGTGCAGCGCACACTATCGCAAAGCTCGAAACGGTTGATCGAGGACAAAATCAGCGCCCTTGGGGTAGGGCAGGGGTTCAAGGTCTTTCACGACCGGATAGCGACACCTGGCGACGGCCTGATCATGTTCACGGGCATGCAGGACCACACCGCGGAGTCGATCAAGTCGCTTGAGGGCTTCCGGATCGCATGGACGGACGAAGCGCAGACGATGAGCGCGCGGAGCTTGTCACTGTTGCGGCCGACCATTCGCGATGAGGGATCCGAGCTGTGGTTCTCGTGGAACCCACGGCGCAAGGTGGATGCGGTTGACGAGTTCCTGCGCGGCAAGAAGCCTGATGGCTCGGTTGTCGTGCAGGCTAACTGGCGTGACAATCCGTGGTGGACCAAGACGCTTGAGGCGGAACGGCTGCTCGAGCAGCAGCTTTATCCGGATCGGTACGAGCACACTTACGAGGGTGGATATGCAAGAGCATTCGAAGGGGCCTACTTTGCGGGCCTACTCGGTGAAGCCAGACGAACTGGTCGCATTGGTAGAGTTGCCGCAGATCCCCTGCTGCCGCTTAGGGCCTTCATCGACATTGGCGGGAGCGGCGCCTCAGCAGATGCTTTCACTATCTGGATCGTCCAGTGGGTCGGACAGGAAATCCGAGTCCTCGACTACTACGAGTCCCAAGGCCAAGTCCTAGCGTTTCATGTCAACTGGCTGCGCTCCAGAGGCTATGAGCGCGCTATCATCTATCTCCCGCACGACGGCGTGAACGAGAACAACGTCACCGGCAAGCGGTATGAGGACCATTTGAGGGATGCAGGATTCAATGTCGAACCGCCAGTCAAGAACCAGGGGCGAGGAGCGGCCATGCAGCGGATTGAAGCGCTGCGTCGGCTTGGTCCGCAGCTTTGGTTCAACGAGGACACAACGGAAGCGGGGCGCGATGCCATCGGGTTCTATCATGAACGCAAGGACGATATTCGTAATGTCGGGCTGGGGCCTGATCACGACTGGTCTAGTCATGCTGCTGATGCGCTGGGCCTGATGGCGATCTGCTACACGCCCCCGGCCAACGAGGCGAATTTCAACCGGGCGCTGAACTATGGGAACTCGGGGTGGCGGTGACGGCAACGCTTGTGGCTGAAGTTCGATCCGGCGTGATCCGCGAAAGCGTCATGGTGGCAAACATTTATGCCCAGTGTGCATTATCATTCCAGGACAGCGGCAGGCCCTATCTAACCGGTATGACGCAGCAGCAAACGCGCCGGATGATTGCCGCTCGCTGGGCCAGAGCCATGCATGAGGGTATAGTCCTTGGCTAAAATGGACGTCGACACCATCAAGGCGATGCTCGGCTCCGAGAAAGCCGCAGCTATGGCTGCACTATCGGCTGCCAACCTGGCTGAAGAGCGCGCCAATGCCATGGATTACTACCTCGGCAACATGGCCGCCGACATGCCGGCGCAGGATGGCCGTTCCCGAGCTGTGTCAACCGACGTGGCCGACACCATCGAGGGCATGCTGCCCCACCTGATGGACATCTTCGCCGGATCTGACGAGGTGGTGCTGTTCGAGCCTGTCGGGCCCGAGGACGAAGAGGCCGCGCAGCAGGAGACCGATTACGTCAATCACGTCTTCATGCAGCAGAACCCCGGCTTTATGGTGCTGTACGGCTTCATCAAGGATGCGCTGCTCTCGAAAACCGGGATTGTGAAAATCTGGTGGGAAGAGACGGAGCAGGAGGAGCGGGAGACGTATTACGACCTGACCGAGGACCAGTTTGCCGCGCTTGCGATGGCCGTGGAGATGAGCAAGGGGGCGATGAAGATCGTGGCTCATACCAAGAACGGCGAGGCTGAAGAGGCCGCGGAGCCCAAGGAAGAGGCCGAGGCGTATTGATGGCGGTCGGACGCTGGAAAGTGAGATATGACACGACTACCGCAAGCTCTGCAGAAGAGGTCGTGCGACAGGTTAACGCTCGTGGGGTGGGTTGGACCTTGGTCACGGTAACGCTGGAGCCTCCATCAGCTTATGGGCGCAATGCGAAGTATACGGCCTTCTTGGAGAAGGTAGAGGATGGGGAGGCTGATTAAGTGAACGCCCCTCTCCCTCCGCAGGCCCTCGGAGGCTCGCTGCCAACGGCTCTCAACGTGTCCCCCGCCCAGCAGCTGGCCGCCATCCCGGCCGAGCCGCCCAAGCCTATCACGCATGACGTTACCCTCGTCACGACCCGCAAGCTGGCCCGTGCTCGCGTGCTCGGCGTACCTCCGGAAGAGTTCGGCATCGAGCGCGCAGCCCGCGACATCAAGACCTGCAACTACTGCTTCCATGAGGTGGTCACCAAGACCCGCGCGCAACTGATCGCCGAGGGCTTCGACAAGGACCAGATCAACGCCATCACGACGTGGACCGGACAGGCCCCGACCGCGGTTGAGACCCAGGCACGGGATTCCGTCCAGGAAAGCTACTGGACATCCTCCGACCTGAATACCGCGGCCCAGCCGGTCAAGATCACCGAGCACTATGTTCGGATGGACTACGAGGGCAACGGGCGGCCGTGCCTTTACATGGTCGTCACCGGTGGCGATCTCGGGGATGTGCTGAAGAAGGACGGCAAGCCGGTGATTGAGCCGGTGGACGTGATCCCGTTCGCTGCAACGACTCCTGTTCCGATCACGCATCGGTTCTTTGGCCGGTCGATCGCCGATCTTGTCATGCCGGCGCAGCGGGAGAAGACGGCGCTGAAGCGGGGCGCGCTGGACAATCTTTATCTGCAGAACAATGCTCGTGTTGAAGTTCCAAAGGCGGCATGCGGGCCAAATACTCTGGATGATCTCTTGGTGTCGCGCCCCGGCGGGATCGTGAGAACCGAGACAGGCGGCTTGCTGCAATGGCAGAAAGTGCCAGACATCACAGGGTCGATCTACCCGATGATGCAGTACATCGATGCCGAGCTGGAGGCCCGCACTGGCCTCTCCAAGCAAACCCAGGGCATCGACGCCAACGCGCTGCAGAACCAGTCCGCGACCGCCGTTGCTCAGGTGTTCTCGGCCTCGCAGATGCGCATCAAGCTAGTGGCCCGGATCGTGGCCGAGGGCGTGCGGGATATCTTCGCGTTGCTGCATCACACCATCCGCAGCCACGGGCAGGAGCAGCAGACCGTTCGGCTCCGCAATAAATGGATTCCGGTCGACCCGCGCAACTGGAAGACGCGGGACGACATGACGATCAACGTCGGGCTCGGATCTGGCGGCAAGGCGCAGCAGTTTGCGCAGACCATGGCGCTGGCTAACGCACAGAAAGAGATCATACTCGCAGGTAAGACCAACCTTGTGGGCGATCGGGAACTCTACAACACCGCGGCCGAGCTGACCCGCATCATGGGCCACAAGAACCCGAACCGGTTCTTCAATGACCCGAGCGAGAAGAACCCCGATGGCTCGCTGAAGCATCCGCCCCCGCCGCCACAGGCCGATCCAAAGCTGCAGATCGAACAGGCCAAGCAGCAGGGCGCCATGCAGATCGCCCAGCAGAAGGCGGAACAGGACCAGGCCAAGATCCAGGCCGACGCCATTCACCAACAGGTCAAGACACAGGCTGAAATCGCGCTGGCGAAGATCAAAGCCGATCTGGACGCGAAGGTTGCGCTGCTCGACGCGCACCTGAAGACAGCACTGGCCGAGCAGAAGGCCCGCCATGACCAGCAGGCGCATCACGCCGACCTTGTGACTAAAGTGGTTGACGTCGCCTCAACGGCGCACCAGCACGACCAGAAAATGGAACACAACGACGCATCACATCGCGCAAAAATGGAGCAGATCAAGACAAAACCGGAGAAAAAGACCGATGGATAAGGACCTGTTCAACTTCCTGCACAATGGCACCGATCTGCGGCGCCTGCAGTCGGCCGAAGTCGAGAGCATCTTTGCTGCCATGGAGGACGCCGGCTGGCGTATCTTCAAGACTGGCGATCTGAGCCATGGAGAGGCCACCGACGCGCTGGCGAAAGCGAAAGAGCACAAGGCGGCGATCGCGCACAACATGAAACCGGAGCCGGAACATCCAGTCCATCAGTTGGATCGACCGCAATTCGAGAACGCTGGCCCGGCCATGCGTGTGCCGCCGCCGGCGATGCAAGGTTCCATCCCCGGCGCGCTCGCCGCACCCAAGCGGGCCGATCCAGTGCCGCCGAGCCATGAGGGCGACGATGACGAGGACGCCGCGAAGCCCCACAAGACGCCCAAGGGCCATAAATGACCGAACTCGTCGCGGCCTACAAGCAAACGGCCGCGAAGCTACTTGCCAACCCTGACGATCCTGAGCAGCTATCCAACCAATATACGCTGCTTTCGACCACCAAGCGCAGCCCGGCGCAACTGGCCTTGGCCAAGCGCTGCGCTGATGTGGCGCCGGGTGAGTTCATTGCGGTATTCAACTATGCCTCTGCCCTCATGCGCGGCGGACATGACAGCATCGACATGTTCCGCCGCGCGCTTGAGATCGCGCCGCATGATCGCAATGCAATCACCCTGCACCATATCGGGCTTGCGCATCACGATCGCGGGGAATACGCGGTTGCGCTGCGCTGGTACGAGCTGGCACGGCAGGCCGATCCGAACGAACCGAAACTGGCGCACTCGATCGCGATTGCGAAGCTGGCGCTGGGGCATCTGAAGGAGGGGCTATATGAGTTCGAGGTGCAGCACCACATCAAACCAAGAAAGCCCATCAGCGACAGCGGGATACCGTGGTGGGGAGGCGAGCCTCTCGACGGCAAGCGAGTTATTCTCACGCACGAGCAGGGGTTTGGGGATAGCCTGCAGTTCATCCGGTTTGCTCCACTCCTCAAAGCTCTTTGCCGGGATCTTACCTTCTCCGGACCTGAAAGCCTCGCTCCTCTCATCAACGAGCAATTCGACTGCTTCGACGACGTAATCAGCGAGGAAGGCCCGTTCGAGGCTGATTTCGTCACCTCGCCGATGGCCGCAGCCGCCCTGATGGGCATCGAATACCGCGACGTGCTCGGACTGGCCTACATGGCGGCCAAGCCGATCAAACTCCCGGATCGCGGCAAGCTCAAGGTCGGGCTGTCGTGGAAGGGCTCGCCCGGATATGCCAACGACGCGCTCCGCTCGGCCAATCTTGAGGATTTCTGCCCGCTGTTCGATCTTCCGGGCGCAGCATTCTACTCGCTACAGGTGAGGCCAGGGCCGCAGGAGATATCGAACCTTGGGCTAGACGGGTTCATTGCCGATCTTGGATCCACGCTGACCGATTGGCGCTCTACTGCTCGAGCAATTGCCGCCATGGACGTCATCGTGGCGACGGACAGCGCCAACGCCCACATGGCCGGCGCGCTCGGCAAGCCTGTTCTGATGCTGCTCGGCCGCGCCCCTTGCTGGCGCTGGATGAGCGGCGACACCACGCCTTGGTATGTAGGCCACAAGCTGTTCCGGCAAACCGTGGTCGATCAGTGGCCCATGGGGGCGGTGCGGGCTGAGCTGCAGAGGATGATGCATTGAGCGACGAACCAACGTTCATGACGTATGTCACGACCGCGCAAGCGATCTACGGGCCGTTTTCGGCGCTCGGCAAGCTGGACGAAGAAGAGCGCGAAAAGCTGGTTGAGCGCCTTCGCGAAGAAGGCGTCCCAGTGGCGGACAAGCCAGCATGAGCGACGAAAACAAGCTCCTCCGCGATCAGGACCGCGCCGCACGCGCGCAATCCCTGATCGAAAGCGACCTCCTCACCGAGGCGTTCCAGACGCTGGAGGACAGCTACACGGCTGCATGGCGCAACACGCACGTCGATGAGGCCCAAGCCCGTGAAAAGCTGTTCCTCGCCGTCAACATCGTCGGGAAGGTCCGCGATCACCTGACCGCGGTCCTCGTGAACGGCAAGCTTGCCGCGGCCGAACTGAAGCAGATCGCCGAAACCGCCGAACGCAAGAAGCGCTTCGGCATCATTTAACCACCCAGGAAACCACATGACCGACGAAACCACGCAGATCGCGGGGAGCGCTACCCCTACGCCGGAAAGCTTCGAGAGCGCCGAGAGCGCCGCGGCTTTCATGATCGATCGCGAGAAGAAATCCCCTGCCGAGAGCGCCGATCCGGCGACCGCAGACCCGCAATTGGCTGTTGAGGCCAACGCCGCCCCTGCTGAGCAGGCTACCGGCGAGATGGAGGAAGAGGACCCGGCCGAAACGCCGCCACTCCCGCTTCCGAGGTCTTGGACAAAGGAACAGGCCGAACACTGGACCGCTCTACCCCGCGCCACTCAGGAATACCTGACCGCGCAGGACAGCAAGGCCAGCGCAGAGGTGCGCCGAGTCCAAAATGAAGCCGCTGAAAAGCTCAAGGGCCTCACGGCCAAGGAGCAGCAGGCGGAAGAGGCAAGGCAAAAGTACGAGGCCAAGCTCCCCGAAGTCATGCAGGGGTTGGTTGACGTCAATAACCGCGATTACGCCGACATCAAGTCGCAGGCCGACATCGATACCCTTGTCAGGGCGATGAACAACTATGCGGCCAATGGCAATCCAGTCGCTGCCCAAGAGATCAATTCGTATCTGACGGGCTGGCAACTGCACCAGGTGAAGATGACGGCGGCAAAAGCCGAACTTGACCAAGCCAATCACCGCAAGACCGCGAAGGAGCAAGCCGACTGGGCCGAGTTCGTCACCACGAACAACGCCAAGGCGGCCGAGCGCATTCCCGACCTCGCTGACAAGGACAAATCCCAGGCGCTGACCAACAAGGCCGGCGAACTGTTGCGTGAACTGGGATTCTCCGAAGAGGACCTTGATGGGTTCAAGCAGGGCAAGAAGATTTCGCCCTACGACCATCGCATCCAGGCTCTTTTGTTCGAGGCCATCACGGCCAAGGGCATGCAGCAGGCCAAGGCAACGCTCGCCGACAAGGTAGCGCCGAAGTCTCTCCCACCCGTGCAGCGGCCCGGAACGTCACGCCCAGCAGGCGGCGACAATTCCGAACGTATCCAGGCCCTCGAATCCAAACTCAACAATTCCGGCTCCGAAGAGGACGCTTTCCGGCTGCTACTGGCACGCCGAAACGCCTCTCGCCGGGCATCATAAGGAACGACAATGGCTCTCCCAGCAAATACCCTTGCCACCTATCAGGCGATTGGCAACCGCGAAGACCTCTCGGACATGATCTATCGTATCGACCCGACCGATACGCCGTTCATGTCCGGCGCCGCGAAGGAAAAGGCAACCGCCGTCCTGCATGAATGGCAGACCCAGGCGCTGGCCGCCGCTGCTTCGAACGCCCAGCTCGAGGGTGACGACGCGAATACCGACGCCACCACTGTCACCGTTCGGCTCACCGCGCGCTGCCAGATCTCGACCAAGACGGCGCGTGTGTCCGGCACCCAACAGGCTGTCGAGCACGCCGGCCGCGACAACGAACTGGCCTATCAGGAGATGCTCAAGGGCCTCGAACTGAAGCGAGACCTTGAGACCATCCTGGTCGGCCTCAACCAGGCCCCGGTCACTGGCGACACCACCACTGCCCGGCAGACGGCCTCGATCCTGTCATGGATCAAGACCAACACCTCCAAGGGCACCGCGGGCGGCGCGGCGGATCCGACCACTTCCGGCACCAACTCCCGTACCGACGGCACGCAGATCGCATTCACCGAAGCGCGGCTGAAAACCGTCCTCTCGGCGATCTGGACTGCCGGCGGCAAGCCCGGAACGATCTTCACCGGCGCGTTCAACAAGCAGGTGTTTTCGACCTTCACCGGCCGGGCATCAGCGATCGAGGAAGCCTCCACCAAGAAAATCACCGCCTCTGTCGATGCCTACGAGTCCGATTTCGGCAAGCTCAAGGTGGTCGCCAACCGCTTCCAGCGCTCCCGTGACGTGCTCGTGCTGGAAATGGCCAAGTGGGCGGTCGCCTTCCTCAACGGCCGCAACATGATCTCGATCCCGCTCGCCAAGACCGGCGACTCGGATCGTCGTCAGATCCTCGCCGAATACTGCCTCGTGTCTCGCAACGAAAAGGCGAGCGGCGGCGTGTTCGACAACACCACCTCCTGATCATCTGGGGCGGTGTAACAGCCGCCCCTTTCACCTCTTTTGAAAGGAAACCCAGATGGGTACGACTGACAATCCGGACGTCCCGGCAGAAAGCACGATCGCGCTTGCAACTGACAAGGTGCTGGTCATGAGCGGCGCCACGGGGCGCGGCGCTACCAAGACCGCGGACTTTTACACCCCAATGAGCGGCAAGACCCGGCTCTACAATGTCGGGCCCGGCAATCTCGGCGCGCTCACCGCGATCGACACCAACGGCCGCGCCGGCGTGGCCAACACGATGTGGTTCTCCGACGTGTTCGTTCCCTATCCCTGCGTTCTCGTTGGGATCGGCGTGCTCAACGGAACCACGGTTGGCACCACCAAGGCCATCGTGTCGCTCTACAACGCGGCAGGAACGCTGGTGGCGAACTCCTCGGTGACCAGCGGCGGCGCGGTGACAGCGGGCGCCTCGGCCTTCCAGCAGCGCGATTTCGTCACGGCCTATACCGCCAAGCCGGGCAAGTACTGGATCGGCGTCATGCCGGACAGCACGACCGATACATGGCGAACCATCCAGGCCGCGACGTGGGTTGACACCAACACCGGTACCGTCGCGGGCGTTGCTGCCACGGCGACTCCCACCATCACGCCGACCACGACGTTCACCGCCTCGCTCGGCATCATCTCCTACGTCTATACCGCATAGGACATCACATGGCCCTTCCAACTCCGCATCCGATGCTGCTGGAGCGCTTCTACAGCGCCTCCACGAACTCGATTGCCAGCACGCCGCTGGCCTGCGCAATCCGCGTTCCGTTCCGCTGCCGCATCAATCTGGTGACCGGTGTTTCCCATGGCGCATTCACCACGGATTGCTCCGTGGCGGTCGCCATCATCGCGGCGGTGGCCGGCGGCACGGCACCAGGCTCCGGCACCGCCATCACGGGCTCTCCGCTGGTCCTGACCGCGTCCAACAGCGCGGCCGGCACCTCGGCGAGCATGACGCCGACCGGCGCCAACGTCGCGAATGAGGGCGATCTGGTCACGTTTACGCCCTCCGGTTCGACCGGGACCACGATCGGCGGGACCTTCGGCATCAACGTCGTGCCGGCCTGAGCCATGCCAGTACAAGCCGCAATCGGTCGTCTTGGCACGACCCAGACCATCGCCTATGACACGACCACGGCGATCACGAACGCCTTCGGGAGCCAGACCTATCAGGTCCGGCTCGTTTCCAACTCGGCGTGCAACTTCAGGATCGGCGACGGCGTGCAGACTGCAACCGCCGCAGATCCGTTCTTGCCGGCGAACTGGGAAACAATCGTCACGGTATCGCCGGGACAGCGCATATCCGCCCTCAAGGCTGCGACCGGCGGTCTGGTCACCGCCACGACCGGCACGCTCTGGGTGACGGAGCTGTCGTGATGGATGGCGTCACCGTTCGCCCCCACTTCGACAGCAACGGCCAAGATCTCGCAATCGAGCACGTGCAGGATGTCGAGCCTATCCTGAACTGGAACAAGGAAGCGCGGCGCGACGAGCAGAAGAGCGACTTTGGCCGCCACGTCGCGCGCATCCCCAACGTGATCTATGTGCAGTGGTTGAACGAAGAGCACGCGCGGGGCAACACCAACCTGCGCCTGTTCACGCCTGAGTTCGATGAGATCGTTCAGAAGAAGCTGCAGGATCCAGAATGGGCCTATCTGCGCGTCGATAAGCCGGCGCTGATTACCGGCTGGATGGGCTTCGGCTCATGACGCTCATCACGACGTACACCACGTTGCAGACCGCCATCGTGGACTATCTCAAGCGCGATCATGATACCCAGCTGACCGCGGCTATTCCCGGCTTTGTCCAACTGACCGAGGCCAAGCTCAACCGAACGCTGTTCATGCGGCAGATGGAGCAGCGCTCGACGACCATCACTGACACGACGGACGATGAGCCGGAGTTCATCTCATTGCCGGATGATTTCCAGTCGATGCGGCGCATCAGGTTGTCTTCGGTGACCGGCAAGCCGTGTCTGGAATTTCGCTCTGGCACGCAGATGGACGAATTTCGGTTCTCGTCCTCGAACGTCACCGGCCAGCCGCGCTACTTCACGATCATCGGCGACGAAATCGAACTCGGCCCGACGCCTGACGGCAGCTACACGATCGAGATGAGCTACCGCAAGAATATTCCAGCCTTGGCCAGTAATTCCACCAATTGGCTGCTCGATCTCGCTCCTGACATCTATCTCTACGGCGCGCTAATGGAATCCGAGCCCTACATGAAGAACGATGAACGCGTTGCACTGTGGGCAACCGCCTTTAAGTCCGTGTTGGACAGCCTCAACATGCTGGGCCTGACCTCTACCTTCAACGCTGGTCCTATGCAGGTTCGCTCCTCGGGGCTCACGCCATGACGACGTGGACGCCGAAGACCGAGCAATCGGAGACGTGGACGGAAGAAAATCAGAACTTGCGCACGTTCTCGCCCTACACCTTTTCTCGGCGCCCGGTGTTCGATACGGGGCCAACTTCCGGCGTTTGGGATGCGCGCACCCAGCAGGCCGAGACGTGGACGGCTAGAACCTGATGGCAACCGTTATCGTACATCACACGCCTTGCGGCGGGCCGGCGGACGCATCGGCGCTTGTAGACGGCCCCACCTATGATGCCGACCCGCATATCGTCACCGGCCTTGAGAACGTTGACAACACCAGCGATGTCAACAAGCCCGTATCCACCGCTCAGGCCGCCGCTGATGCGGCTGTGGCTGCAGCGGCGGCCAATGCGAGCAATCTGACCAGCGGCACCGTTCCGCTGGCCCGGTTCCCGGGAGTCCCGCTCGTCATCATCGCGACTGGGCAATCCAACTTTGTGCAACGGCCGTCTTTTTCATGGACGCCCGCAGCGAACCTGCTCGTCTGGAATAACTCCGACCTCGATGGCTCGGTGGGCACGGCGTTTGCCGCCCCTCCATCAACCACTATCAATGTCACCGAAAAGATCGCGTCTGACATTGCCTACGCGAATCCGACGCGCCCGGTGTATCTGATCCATTTCTCCATTGGCGCCATGGATGTGTCGCACTGGATGGCGGCCGGGCCTCCGTCGCCTGATATCTACGCCGGTCTGATCGCAAACGTTGTGCCCGCGCTAGCCGCCATCAGCGTGTCCAAAATCAACGGGCTCTTTATCTGGCAAGGTGAAAGCCAGACGGCAAGATCTCCGGAGCTGTTTGCTGCGAACTGGAACACCGTTATCGACCGGTTCAAGCTGGAAAGCTGGTTTGATCGCGCGACACCGATTTTCTTCTATGGCATTGCGCCGTCAACCATCAGCGGTTCAGTCGCAACCGACACCACGAACGAGGCTATTCAGAACATCGTCAATTCGGACAGCACTGTCCGAAAATTCATCAACACCTCTACACTGGAAGCCAGTTTGTGGGCGGATACGCTGCATGGCACCGCAGCCGGCTTTGCACAAGCCGGCCTCCTCGGCGCAAACGCCTATCTCGGCCGCGAAACCGCACAGAGCGTGATCAGCACGCGAAATCTCGCGTTTAACAATGCCACTGCTGCCCGGCACGCAAACCGCAACCTGATCCGCGGCGGCGATTTCACGGTCAATCCGTGGAAGAACGGCACAAGCTTCGTTAGTGCTGCGGACGGAACGCAGATCGCCGATGGCATCTTCTGGCGACAATCGGGAGTCGGCGTTGTCGATATCACCCGGGCAACCGACGCGCCCACCATCGCGCAGGCCGGCCAATATACGCAGCACAGTCTGACCGTTGACGTAACAACCGCCGATGCGGCGATCGCGAACCCTGACTATTACGGGATCGAAATCGACATTCTCGGGTCGGATGTCAGCTTCCTCGGCATGGGGCAGACCGGGGCCAAGGGCGCGGTTATCTCCTTTTGGGTCAAGTCGACGATTACCGGCGACTACTATGTTTCAGCCGCTAACAGCGCGAACAACCGATCCTATAATTCTCGATATACGATCAACGTGTCAGACACGTGGGAATATAAGCGCATCGTGATCACGGGGGACACGTCCGGGACGTGGCTCTATACGCCAGCCGGCGTTGGCATGCGGGTGTTCTTCACAATCGCCTGTTCGGACACCTATCTGTTCTCGCCCGACACGTGGAACGCGGGTGATGTGCGCGTTGGTGAAGTCATCGCATCGCGCGCAAATGGCATGTCGAGTACGGCTAACTTCTTCCGCCTTGCATTGCCGCAGGCTGAGGAAGGCGTTTTCCCGTCGTCGTTCGATCGCGTTCGCGACGTGCAAATGAGCCGCATCTCGGATCTGCCAAACACGGCGATCACGTTTCTAACCACATCGTCGAGCGCAAATCTTCGCGCGCTGGTCACCGATGAGGTCGGAACAGGGGCCTTACTGTTCAAGGGCGGTCAGAGCTGGGAGTATATCGAAACTCTTACCGCTAGCTCATCAGCGTCGCTGACGACCAGCGCGTTCACGTCTACGTTCGACGACTACGCGTTCGTGTTCAGCAACCTCACCCCCGCCACTGACGGAGTGAGCCTGAACGCTACGGTAGAGAGTGGAGGCTCTTTCCAGGCGACTACCTATCTCAACGCCACCGCACCCACCACCAGCATCGACATCAGCACGGCTACCCTGATTTCGAACTCGGCGGGCAAGGGGGTCAGCGGCACTATCTTTCTGACCAACGTCAATTCGACTTCGGTCAACAAAATCCTTGGTGGTCGGCTCATCGTCACTACGCAAACCTCGTTAGTGCCGGCATCGGTCAATGTGAGTGGATACTGGAACGGTGGACAAGGTGCTGTGACGCGGATGCGTTGGCAAACATCTTCCGGAAACCTTGGTGCGGGAATTATCAAGGTCTTTGGGATTAGAAACAGCTAATGCCGCTGCTCCGGTTCGCCGACTACAGGCCAGACACCTCGGACTATGAAGGGACCAGCGTCCACAGCATTCTCAATGTGGTCCCGCGTGGTGACGGCTATGGGCCGTTCCCGAGCTTTTCGGCCTATACCGGGGCGCTACCGGCACGCTGCCGCGGCGCTTTCTACGCCCTGAAATCAGACGGCACGGTCATTACCTTCGCAGGCACATCAGACCGGCTCTACCAGCTCAACAATACGGACTTCACGTGGAAGCCGGTTTCCAAGGTCGCTGTCGTCACGATCTCGGCGGCAAGCCCCGGTGTCATCACGCTTGCCAGCCACGGCTTTGTGGCGAATGATCCTGTCGTGTTGTCCAATACCGGCGGCGCGCTTCCAGTCGCATTCACAGCCGGGACGGTCTACTACGTCAAGACGGTTTTGAATGCCAACACCTTCACGCTATCGGCGACGGCCGGTGGCACAGCGATCAACACGGCAACGACCGGGACCGGGACGCATTCGATCACATGGCTGTATTCATCGCTGACCTCCACGGCGCAGTGGCAGTTCGCGCAGTTCGGTAATCTGGTCTTCGCAACGCAGGCCAATGTGGTCTTGCAGGTGTTCGACCTATCAACCGCATCGGCCTTCAGCGATTGCGCCGGCTCTCCGCCGCAGGCCGCCTATATCGCGGTTGTCGGGCGCTTCCTTGTGCTGTCGGGGCTCCTCTCGACGCCGTACCGCATTCAGTGGTCCGGACTGAATGCAACAACCACATGGACGAGCGGGACCAATTCGAGCGACTATCAGGACTTTCCTGACGGCGGCATTGTTCGCGGCGTGGCCGGCGGGGAATCCGGGGTCATCTTCCAGGATCAGGCGATCCGGCGCATGTCCTACGTGCCGGGCTCGCCGATCATCTTCCAGATCGACCGCATCACGCAGGACAAGGGGCTGTTCGCGCCGTTATCCCTCATTCGCGCCGGCGAGGTCATCTTTTTCTACGCGGGGCAGGGATTTCACAAGATCGTGCCGGGCGGGGTGCCTGAGCAGATTGGGCGGGAGAAGGTCGATCGCACGTTTCTGGTCGATCTCGACAAGGGCAATCTGCAGCTCTTCATGGGCGCGGCCGACCCGCGAACCTCGCGGGTGTATTGGGCCTACAAGTCGGTTTCCGGCACCGTTGGGACCTACGACAAGCTGCTCGGATATGACTACCTTCTTGACCGCTGGTTTCCGATATCAGCGACAGGAGAATATCTCCTTGGCATCTCGCAGACCGGCCTGACGCTGGAGAACCTTGACAGCATTTCGTCATCGATCGACGCATTGACGCTCTCGCTGGATTCCTACGCAACCGCCGTCCAACCCCAGATCGCTCAGTTCAACTCTTCGCATGTGCTCGGGTTCTTCTCGGGGGACAACCTTGAGGCCACGCTGGAGAGCGCCGAGCAGGGCGACGACGAAACCAGGGTCACTGTCAAGGGCTTCCGCCCCATCACGGATTCGGCGACGGTTTACGGCTCGATCACCTATCGGGATACGCAGGCATTGGCATCGACGCTTGGCACGGAAACCCTGATGAGTTCGCGGACCGGCCGCTGCGACATGACGCGCGACACCAGGTATGTGCGGTTCAAGACCCGGATTCCGGCCGGGACGACATGGAGTTTCGTCGCGGGCGTTGTCCCTGACGTCGATGGAGGTGGCAAGCTGTGACCGTCTTCGTCCCGGCACTCACCGAAACCGATCTGAAAAAGGTCATCATGGCCCTGCAACAACTCGCGGCTGGACGCTCGAACGCAACCGGGACGGTGACGCTCACGGCCAACGCCGCAACTACGACGGTGACGCCGACGCAAACCGGTTCGATCGCGGTCGGCTCCACGCCGATCCTGACCGCAACGACTGCCAACGCAGCAGCCGAGGTTGGCAACGGCACGATTTACGCCAGCACGGTCGCAAACGGCTCATTCACGCTCACCCACGCCAACAACGCGCAGGTCGATCGCACGTTTCGATATGCGATCCTTGGTTGATCTGGTGTGCGTGGACCCGGAACGCGTTCATGCGATCTGGTCCCAGGCAAGAGACGGCATCAGGTCAGCGATTGAGAAAACCGGCTTGAGTGATTTCGAGGACATCGAGCGCGACGTCCTGAAGGGCAACCAACTGCTGTGGCTCGCATGGAACGGCGAGGCGATCGAGGCCGTAGCGACCACGCACCTTGTTCTCGTTGGCGGACGGAAGATTTGCGTCCTGACCGCATGCGCCGGGCAGGATCGTGACAGGTGGTTGCCGCTGCTGGCCCATATCGAGGGCTACGCCAAGAACGAAGGATGCGAGGCCATGCGGATATTCGGACGGCGCGGATGGCAGCGGGTGCTTGACGGCTATCACGTCGAGAACGTGGTTCTAGAGAAGGAATTGATCTGATGGGCGGCGAGAGCAAAACCAGCCAGACGCAGAGCAGCACCACGGCGCCGTGGGAACAGGCCCAGCCTGTCCTTTCCGGCATCCTCGGCCAGCTCGGGACCGGGCTGAACAACACCGGCCTGACCGGCAAGGAATCCGGCGCGCTCAGCCAACTCGAGCAGAACGCTGGGCAGGCTGGCCAGTTCGCGCCGCAGATCAAGCAATTCGCAACGGACCTGTTCAATGGCGGCGGCGCCAACAATCAGGCCGGCGCGGTGAACGCGAACTATCAGCGCTATGTCGATCAGACCAACCCGCTGGCGAGCAACACGAACTATGACCCGCGCAGCACGCCGGGGTTCAGTGACGCGCTATCGACCACCATCGCCGACATTACCAATGGGACCAACGGCACCTTTGCCGCCGCGGGGCGGGATTTCTCCGGTGCGAACTCGATGGCGCTCGGCCGCGGTATCCTGCAAGGCGTCGCCCCGACCATCGCTGCGCAGTACAATCAGAACGTCCAGAACCAGCAGGGCGCGGCCGGCAACCTCTATCAGGCCGGCAACACCAATGCGGGCATCCTGAGCGGCATGCAGCAGCAGTCCCTCGCCAACAGGGGGCAGGGCGTCGCCGCGGCAGGTGCGGCGAACGAGGCGGCCAACGCCCCGGCCAACGCCATCCTGCAGGCCGAGGCACAGCGCCGCGGCATCCCGGTGCAAGCGCTGGGGCTGCTGGCCCAGATCGGCATTCCGATCGCGGGGCTTGGCTCGCAGTCCACAGGCCAATCGCAGGGCACGCAGCAGATGAGCGGTGCGCAGCAGTTCGCGACGATTACGGGCGGCATCGGAAACCTGATGCCGAAAAATCCCATGACTTTCAACTTCTGAGGGCGAAATGGGCCTGTTGGACGCGATTTTCGGCGATAGCGGCGGCGGTCTCCTCGGCGGCTTGCCGCGTGAGTGGCAGTATCAGAATCCGCCGTCACAGGGGTTCGGAGGGCCGATCTTTGCTGGCCAGCCGCAGCAGCCTCTGACTCCGACCGAGCAGGCATTGATGGGACTGGTCCAGCCCGGCGCACCAGCAGGCTATCAGCCGGGCATCCCTGGTGCAGCACCAGCACCAGCACCAGCGCCCGTTCAGCCGAGCGCACCAGCCCCGCAAGCTTCCCCCATGCAGATCGGTGGCTATCAGATGCCGCGCATGGGCAATCCCGATCTGTACCAGCCGCAGCAGGTCGAAACACCGCCAGCGGCTCAGCCGGCGCAGGGGCGGATGCAGGCTCCTCCTGCCGTCCAAGCCGCGTTCATGTCGCCCCCAACTCAAAGCGGGTTCGGCGGTGCGGCGCGGGGTGCGCTCGCCAACCTGCAGAACGGCCCGCTCGGCCTGATCGCTGGTGCGCTCGCGGGCGGCCTTGGCATGGGTCAGGGTTCGCCGCAGGACATCGCGCGGCAGAACCAGCAGGCTCAATATCAGGCCTTCATTGGGGCTGGTCTGTCGCCGCAAAACGCCATGCTTGCGGTGCTCAACCCGGAGGCTGGCAAGACGCTCATCAATGAGGCGCTGACCAACAAGCAGGAATACGGCGTTATCAGTGACGACCCTCTTGCCGGCAAGAAGTACGGCTTCATCAACAAGTATGACCAGACCATCAACGGCCGCCCCATCGGTTCGCAGGACGCAACATCCCAGATGATGGGGCTCGACGGCCTGCAGCGCGCTCAGCAAGCGGGCGTCACGGGTGACCAGCTTTACGAATATCTGCCGAAATCCATGGCGCCGGTGGTCAAAGCCATGATCGAGGGCCGCCAGCCGCTGCCGTCCACCACCGCCATGCGCAGCCCGGCAACGTTGGCGCTGATCGACGCGGCGCATTCGATTGACCCGAACTTCGACGCCACGGTTTGGAAGTCCCGGAACGAGGCGGGTCCGGACTGGACCAAGGGCAAAAGCTCCGAAATGGTCCGGTCGGCCAACCAGACCCTCGCGCACGTCGGCTCCCTGATGGACGCGATGGATGATCTCAAGAACACGAGATATCCGATCGTGAACGCCATCGGCAATACGGTCAGCGAGCAGATGGGGGCAGGCGAGCAGGGTTCTTTCCGGACCAACGCGCATGCTGTCGCCGAGGAAATGTCGAAGGTCTTCAAGGGAGCGAACCTATCGGACTCGGAAATTCGCCACTGGGAGCAAAACCTATCCGAGAACATGTCGCCGGCGCAGCAGCGGGCCCAGATCGCCAAGCTCTCCGAACTCCTCCACGGCTCGCTTGAAGCTCTCCAGGAAAAGCGCTTGACCGCGATGGGCCCGGCCATGGCCGCAAAGCAAGGGCCATTGATCAAGGAGAAGGGCCAGCAGGTCTTAGAGCGGATCGATAAGTGGCTGAAGGCAGAGCCGGGCGAGACTGCACCGAAGGCCGCGGCACCGGCCGCGCTTCCTGCCGGCTGGGACTATAAGGGTTCCCGCTGATGCCAGTCTTTGATTTCACGGGCCCAGACGGCAAGGTCCATTCGATCGAAGGCCCGGAAGGCGCGACGCCTGCGCAGGCGTTTCAGATCCTTCAACAGCATTTGGCGGCGAGTGCGCCCGTTGAGCCCGTCACGACGGATGCCGTGGTGCGCTCCGCCGCGTCTGGCGTGCCAATCATCGGGCCGCTGCTGAACAAAGCCAATGCGGCTACAAATGCGGCCTTGGCGCCAGCGCTCAATCCGCTTTTTGACAAGGAAAACCAGCTCCAGGGCGATACCTTCGCAGAGCGCTATGCGAAGTCGCTGGAGATGCAGAACGCAGGCGACAACAAGTTTTCAGCACAACACCCCTATGTCGACATGGGGGCGAAGTTTGCCGGCGGCGCAGCAGCGATGGCGCCGCTACTCGCTGCTGCCCCCGGCATCATGGGCGTGACAGGCGGGCTCGGCACCAGGGTTGCGGCCGGCGGTGCTTCGAACGCGGCGATCGGTGGGGCAGATGCCGCATTGCGCGGCGACAGCCCGATTACCGGCGCATTGGTCGGAGGTGCGCTTGGTGCCGGCTTCCCGGCCGCTGGCGCGATCGCGCATGGCGTCTCCGCTCCGATCTTCGCCAATGTCGCGGCGCGGGTAAACCCGGAGCGCTACGGCACGGCGCAGGTTGCTCGAGCAATCCAGGAAAGCGGGCTGACGCCTGCCCAGATTGAAGCCTCGGTGCAGCAGGCCGCCCGTGAGGGTCAGGGCGTGTTCAACGTCGCTGACGCCATGGGCAACGCCGGACAGGAGATGCTAGGCACGTCTGCTCGTGGGGCAGGACCAGCCCGAACCGCGGTCGTCAATGCGCTAGAGGGCCGTCAGGGCACCCAAGGCCGGCGGATTTCGAACGCACTCGCGGAGGGCTTTCAAGCCCCGGAAACAGCCGCGCAGACTGAGGCGCGGATGACAGCGGCGCGCGGGGCGCAAGCAGATGCGGATTTCGGAGCGGTGCGCGGCGGGTCGGCACCAGTGGATGTTGTCGCACCGATCAATCATCTTGACCGGCTCATCGGCACGCAGCCCGGACAGGTCTTGACGGCGGCCAATGACAGCATCGAGGCGGCGCTGACCCCGTTCCGGCAGCGGCTGGCGCGCGTCAATCCGGATGATTTCGAGGCGGTGCAGCGCATCCGCGGCGACATGGCCGATGCGGCAGAGGCGGCGCGCCGCGGAGGTCAGGGCAACCGGGCGCGACTGATCGGCGGTGCGGTGCGCCAGCTCGATACTGCCATGGAGGCCGCCAGCCCCGGTTACCGCGCGGCCAACCAAAGATTTGCGCAGTCCTCCCGCAACATCGAGGCGGTGCAGACCGGCCGACAGGCGGCCACCCGTGGGCGTACCGAGGACACCATTCCGGCTTTTCAGGCGCTCCAGCCTGAGGGCCAGCAGGCTTTCCGATCCGGCTATGTGGATCCCCTCATCGCCAATGCGCAGGGAGCAGCGTTCGGAGCCAACAAAGCGCGGCCGCTCATCAACGACGCGTTTCAGGCCGAGGCGGCTGCAATGAATCCTGCCCCACCGGCACCGGCTGGCGCAACCGGAACGGCCACCATAAATGGTCAGCAATACTACCTCATAAACGGCCGAATATCGCATCAGCCCGTTCTCCCATCAAGAAACGATCTTCTGCAGCGTCGGATCGGCCGCGAACAGACGATGTTCGACACAAGAGCGACGGCGCTCGGTGGCTCGGCGACTGCGAAAAACCTCGCACAGGATGCCGCGCTTGGCGTCAGCCCGCATCTTGTCGGCCAGATCCTTACCGGCAACTGGCATGGCGCGGTGCGGAGCGTGCTGTCCGCTGGTCACAATGCATGGACCGGGAATACCCCGCAGGTGCGTCAGCGCGTGGCAGACATTCTGCTGCAGAACGGCGCGACAATGACCCCGGGCCAGCTCCGCAACGCTGTGCAGAGCACGGTTGCCCGCATCGCCTACGTCAACAATATAGCCCGGAACGTGCAGCGTGGAGCCTCCGGTGGGGCGTTGGCGGCCATTCCTGACAACCGCGAACAACGTCGTGCGCGGCGCTAGTGCGTGAGCCAGTAGACCACGGCGAATGCAGCCGCCCATGAGACGCCATAGGCGAGGGGCGGGGCCAGCTTATACAGCCATCCCTCATACGGGTTTGAATCCATGGGCTTGATCGACTCCATCATTGGCGCCGAGAGCGGCGGAAATGCGAGCACTCCAAATCCGCCGGCAGCTGCTGCGCCGGCGGACAATGGCCTATCCGCCTTCAATTTCTTTGTTCGACAAGGTTTGGCGCCGCATCAGGCCGCCGGCATCGTCGGAAATCTGCAGGGCGAATCCGGCCAAAATCTCAATCCTGCAGCGGTAAACAAAGGGGATGGCCGCGACGGTAGCGACTCCATCGGCATCGGTCAATGGAACGGCAGCCGGGCGCAGGCGCTGCGGGACTATGCCGCTTCCAAGAATGTGCCGTGGACCGATTTGTCGACGCAGCTCGAGTTCTTGCACCGGGAATTGCAGGGACCGGAGAGTACGGCCTACCAGCGCCTGACCGCTGCCAAAACGCCTGAAGAGGCCGGGCAGGCCATGCTGGCCTACGAGCGTCCGAAGGATTGGAACAGGCCTGGCGCGCATCCGGAGCGGGCGCAATACGCGGCAAAGGCCTTCGCAGCCTATGGTGGGCAGCAGCCACAGGCTACACCAGCGCCCACTCAAGCCGCGCCGTTCGCGCCGCAGCCGACAGCCGCCCCAATCTTCGCCCAAGCCGCTCCAGCGCCACAGCAGGCGCCGCAGCAGCAGGCCGCTCCAGGCATGCCGACGCCTGCCTATGCAGCGCCAGACATGCAGATGCCGCCGATTTTCGCCAGCCCACGCCCGCGCGTCGATCTCTCCAAACTGAGGCAGGCTTTCAAGCCGCCGCAATTCTCCAGAGGATAACAGATGGCTTTTTGGTCATGGTCGCGGACGGCCGGCAGCAACGCGACTGCTGATAGCACGATCAATTGGGCCGAAGGACAAGCTCCGTCATCGGTCAACGATTCCTCACGTGCGATGATGGCGCGCACCGCGGAGTATCGCGACGATATCTCGGGCGCGATCGTCACGGGTGGAACATCGACGGCCTATACGGTTACCTCATACGAAGTCTTCGATACGTTGGCGCACATGGCCAACCAGATGATCGCCTTCACGCCGCACACGACGAACGGCGCGACGGTGACGCTCAACGTGGACGGCCTCGGAGCGAAGCCGCTGCGGACCTCCACGGGCGTTGAACTTCTCGCCGGCACGTTGATTGCTGGAACGCCATACGTGGCGACCTATAATAACTCGGATGCGGTCTGGTATCTGCGCGGGTTTTTCGGCAATCCCTACAACGTGCCGCTTGGCGGGGGCATGCTGTTTATCGGGACGACGGCGCCGAACTCGGCATTCGTGTTCCCCTACGGACAGGCGATCAACCGGACGACATATGCAACGCTGTTCGCGCTGACCAGCACAGCCTTTGGTGTGGGTGATGGCTCGACGACGTTCAACCTTCCTGATCTTCGCGGGCGCACTGTTGCAGGCAAGGACGACATGGGCGGGAGCGCGGCGAGCCGACTGACGGCGAGTTGGTTCGGAACGAGCGCGGCGGTCCTCGGCGCTGTTGGCGGAACGGAAAGCAAGGCCCTTTCGTCGACCAACCAGATTCCGCAGTTTATCCCGGCCGGAACGGTCACGCTCAATTCGCTGGCGTTCAATGCTGCAAATATCGCCTCGGCGAGCGGCGGCGGTACGGGCAACATCACGACGGGCGGCTTCGCGGCGACCGGAGCGCTTAATCTGAACTCTCCAACGTCGTCGCTGACGTTTGCCGGAACGGCAGTCGGCTCGGCGTCGCCATCGTCCTTCGCGATCTGCCAGCCAACTATCGTCTGCAACTACATCGTCAGGGTCATCTAGTCGCGCTCGCCGTCGTGATAGTCGCCTCGGATAGGGGACGGCGGTGCGGTCTTGCCGCGCTCTGCATCGTGATAATCGCCACGGACGGGCGGGGGCTTGTCCGTCTCATTCTCTGATTTTCGTTCCATAATCTTGCGTCCTTTGCAATCCCGCCAAGGTAGCAAGCCGCCAACCGGCAATCAAGAACCTATCCGACACCATCCCGGTGCCGGGCATCACAAGGATACCCCATGAGCATTACAAGTGACGGCAGCAAGACACTGACGACCGTCGCGCAGGTCGACGTAAAATCCGCATGGCTGAGCAAGATCAATTGGACGCAGGCAATCGGCATTCTCGCGTCCGTGATTACGGTGGTCTCTGGCAACAAATACGAGATCCCGGTTTCCACGCAGCTCGATATCGTCGCCGCGATTCAGGGCATTCAGGGCGTTGCCTCGTGGGTTTTCAAGACATGGTTCAGCAAGACCATCACGCCGGCGGCAGCCGCCGGGACCGATGTCCAGACCAAGGAGGTCATGAAGTGAAGCGGATATTCCTCGCCATCATCGTATCTCTGTCGCTCGCCGGCTGTGCGAGCATGCAGGCCATCACCGATGGCCTGTCGCTGGTCACCGCCTCTGTTACCAATCCAGTGACCCCGATCAAGGAAGCCCAGATTGAACTCGCTCTCAACTCTGCGGTGAAAGTTCTGCTCACGTATAAGCGGGCCTGTGCCGCAGGCGGCGCCGATGTGAACTGTCGGGACAATATCCGGCAGATCCAAGTCTACACGCGACAGATCAAGCCCATGGTCGCGCAACTCCGCACCTTTGTCGACAACAACGATCAGGTCAGCGCCATCGACGCCTACAATGAGTTGAAAACACTTTACACCAACATGAAGGCAGCGGCGGCCAGCCTCGGTGTCAGCCTCGGGAGCGCAGCATGAATCAGCAAATCTTTGTCCTGATCGAGAAGGGCCTTACCCTAATCCCGATCCTTATCGAGTCCGGAATCAGCATCACGTCCACCGTTAAGCACCTTCTGGCGCTGAACAAGGCCGCCGCTTCCGGCGGCAAGATTGCCCCGGAAGAGTTGGCCAAAATCCGGGCTGACTTCGACGCCGATCTCGACGACTTCAACAAGCCGCTGCCATGAGCGGGGAAAGCCCGACCGGCCGCGGTTACACGCAGGGTTCGGACTCCTACAGCGCGTATGACGTGGAGTGGGACATCCGCGAGCGGCGGCGCATGGCGGCGGAAAAGACGAAACCCGTCTGCACCTGCAGCGGATCGCCCTTCGGTATGGACGTTGATCGCTGTCCGATCCACGGGATCGGCTGCACGTGATTAGGAAACGGAAGTGTTCTTGAAGTCGTAGCGTAGCAGGCAGGCCGAACCACCGTTTGCCGACGATGGTCCGGCCCTAACCACAAACCAACCCGGAGAGGGGTCAATCCATGGCTGCAAAAAATACAACCATAGGTAAATCAACCCGTGATGTTCAAAATTGCACAGTTGCCGGTCACGTTTGATGTCATCCCACCACGGGAAATTTTCCCCGGAGAATATGACGGATGTCCAGGAGGCATTCTGGATAGGGATGACGGATCAGAGGGTTGCAAACCTCTGGGACGCCGCCGAGTTCATCGCAGACCTCTCGCCCGAGGCAAAGGAGTGGCTTCGGCACGCCAACAAGGCGAAGATCGAAGAACTGGAATCCACCCTTCAATTCATCAACAACGCAAATATTGTTCGCAAATTTCTCATGATCGCCGGCGCAACGATCTTCGGCGCGATCATCGCGGTATCTCAGGCTTGGGAGTGGCTCTCGAAGTTCTTCCTCGTGAAGGTCAAATAGGTGAACTGGCTGTACTCGCTGGTTGCCTTCCTGGCGGTAGTCGGCGCGATCTCTGCATCGGTGTGGTGGACCGATGGTAGAAAAAATACCACCGATCGACCCGACTAAAAACGTCCTCGATCTGGTCCGGGCCGAGAGTGCGCACCGGGACTCTTTGCGGGATGCCGACAACAGGTTTCAGAACGCAATGCGGGAGGCCGAGACCCGCCGTCTCAATGAGCTGGCAGCGCAGAAACTGACATTCGATTTCGAGATGTCACGGGTACTGCGCGCCAATCAGGACGCGACCGCCACGTTGATTTCAACATCCCTGCAGGAGGTCAAGAACGACCTCTCCGAACGGATGTCAAAGCAGGAGCAATTCCGCTGGGAGAGCGGCGGCAAGCAACAGGGCATAGGGTCGCTTGCAGCGACGGCCTTCAGCGTCATCAGTCTAGCCATCGCCCTCGGATCTCTGGGTTTTATGGTCGCGAGGCACCAATGAAACTCATCGGTGGATGTTCTGAACCGGACAACAGAAGCGGCATAACCAAGGCGCTGGTCACGATCTACACGAGCGGTCACCCGCTGTATGTGTGGGTCAACGTGCTTAAGGAGCATATCGATTTCGACTGGAATAAGCCCGTCGAAGTCATCATCAGGAACGTGGAGGAATAGACCATGGGCTTTTTTGAAGCACTCATTCGAGCACTGATCTATCTGTGCTGCATCGCGCTCGGGTTCTTCCTGTGCGTCTGGGTCTTGGGAATGCTTGGCATCGCCTTGCCGATGATGGTGCTGACCATCCTGAAGGTGATCTTCGTGCTGATAGCCATCCTTGTTCTGGTGCGGCTGTTCATGCCCTTCGCTGGGACATGGTTCCCGCCGAGGGCATGAGGCGGGACTCATGAGACATATCTTCAACGTCACGCTGTTCTCGATCGTGCTGCTCGGCCTGACCATCTCAACCGGGCATTCGATCGTAGAACACTGGCCATGGTGAGCGTGGTGAAATGGCTCATGATCCTGACCGCGATAGCGGTGTATCCGTTCTATCGGCTGTGGATTGCCGGCGGGGCGGTCTGCGATGCGAGGGAGAGGAAACGCTTACGGCTGTCCGATAAGCCAAAGGTATTGTAACCCAAGCGTGATAAATCCGAGTATGGCCAACCACCACATGATCGCGATCGGATGAAGCGCGTTGTCAAGTAACTCGTCCTTATCGATCTCGGCTGGCTCAGTGGATCGCTTTGATGGTTGTTTCTCGTCAAAGTACCAGTCAATGAATATTGGCCATGCGATCAGGAATCCGATCAGTCCCATTTCTATGCTCCTCCATGTTTTCATCAAGTATGAACTAGGTCTGCTGATTGACGCCCCATTCCTTTTCCTGCGCATCGTTTGCATCGGTTATTGCCTTGATCAAACGAGCCTTTTGATCATCCGTCAATTCCGCGCTCGCCAGAAAGGCCCGATTCACGTACTCAATGGTGATGCCATCGATTTCAAGTTTGTGTCGATAGCAATACGGAGCATCAAAGAGATGCTTCCCGGTACTCGCAAGCCGGACATGCCGCGTGTTTATCTTGGTGGTCATTCGACTTTCCTTTATGGGTTGCCGGCGGGGCGATCTGCGACGCGAGGGATCGAAGGTGGCGAGCTTCATGCCGGGGAGCATGACTTAATTCTGGTGCCGTCTTTCCGGCTGTCACCGACCCGCCTTGATCCGCGACTACCCGCCTTGTACTTCGGCGGCTACGCAAGGGAGCGTGGAGCCTTTCGGCCTCTGGTACAAACCCTGTCTCTAATAGCTTAT